GATTGTTTGGTGAACAGCTATGTCAATCAGGCGGTAAGTTTATAACTCTTGTTGAGGGTGAGTGTGATGCAATGGCAGCATACGAATTGCTTGGTTCCAAGTGGCCTGTAGTTTCTATTAAGAATGGGGCGGGTGGTGCAGTCAAAGATGTTAAGCAATCTCTTGAGTTCCTAGAGAAGTTCGACACAGTTGTAATTAATTTTGATAATGATAAACCGGGCAGGGATGCAGCTAAGAAAGTAGCTAGGATATTAAGTCCGGGTAAAGCTAAGATAATGAATTTACCAGAGGACTTTAAAGATGCCAATGATATGCTACGCAAAGGCAGTTCCCATGCTTATACTACCGCTTGGTGGAGTGCTAAGATATATACTCCTAGCGGTGTGGTTAATGCCGGAGATTTAAAAGAGAAATACTTTAACAGAGAAAAGAAAGAGTCTGTCCCTTATCCGTGGGAAGGTTTAAATCAAAAGCTCTATGGCCTTAGATCAGGTGAGCTAGTTACTCTAACTGGTGGCACTGGTCTAGGTAAATCTAGTATTACTAGAGAGCTAGAGCATTGGCTTATAACTCAGACTCAAGATAATGTAGGCATCGTAGCTCTTGAAGAACATGATATGAGGACATTGGATTGTCTTATGTCTATTGAAGCTAATGATAGACTGTATATAGATCATGTTAGAGAAAACTATGATCAAAAATATTTAGATGAAATTTATAATAAAATTTATAGTGATGGTAGAGTGTGGATTCATGCTCACTTTGGCTCTAATGATATAGACGAAATCTTTAGTAAGATTAGGTTTATGATTATAGGTTGTGACTGTAAGTGGGTAGTAGTAGATCACTTACATATGCTTGTATCAGCTACCACTGAGGGCGATGAACGTAGAACCATAGATAGTATTATGACTAAGCTACGATCTATCGTTGAAGAAACAGGGGCGGGTATGATATTAGTTTCACACCTAAGAAGGGTTGAAGGTAATAGAGGGCATGAGAATGGAGTGACAGTAGGACTTAATCATCTTAGAGGTTCTCAGTCTATCGCTCAGTTATCAGATTGTGTTATAGCTCTTGAGCGTAACCAACAGTCTGATGATCCTATAGATTCTCAAACAACTCATATGCGGATACTTAAATCTAGATATACTGGTGATGTTGGTATGGCTACTCATTTGTTATACGATCAAGATACTGGTAGACTTAAAGAGTTGGATGCCGCAGACTTTGAAGATGATGGAGAAGAGTTATGACCTCTTTAGTATTTGACATAGAAACAGATGACTTAAATGCCACTAAGATTTGGTGTTTAAGTACCTGTGATGTCGATACAGAACACGTTTGTTCTTATTGGGGTGATAAACTTGATAAAGGTCTTCAAGCTTTACAGGATGCTGATAAACTTATAGGTCATAACATTATAGGTTTTGATATACCTGTATTGAAGAAACTTACTGGTGTTGATTTGTCCGGCAAAAAACTAATAGATACTTTAGTTCTTTCTAGATTATTCAATCCAGTACGAGAGGGTAATCATGGCCTTGAGTCTTGGGGTTTTAGATTAGATTGTCCTAAGATAGAGTTTAATGATTACCAAACATTCTCTATTGATATGGTTAAGTATTGTGAGCGTGATGTATTACTTAACAAAAGAGTTTATGATGCTTTGAGTAAAGAGAAGCATGGGTTTTCTAGAGACTCTATAAACTTAGAACAAAGCATAGCAGGTATACTAACTAAACAAAGAGATAAGGGATTCTTGTTAGATGTTAAGTTTGCTACGCTTTTGTTGGCTACATTAAAAGATAAGTTAGATGCTACAGTTGCAGAAGTACATAAAGAATTTAAGCCAGAGGAACATACTTTAATTCTTTATCCTGTTAAAACTAAAGCAGGTAAACTATCTAGGATGGCTGTAGCTTCTGATGGTACTAAGTATAGATTAAACTCTGATGAGTATGATGCTTTAGAAGCTCACGATCAAGTCGCAAGAATTAGTCGAACAGAGTTTAATCTAGGTTCTAGAAAACAAATAGGAGAATACTTACAGAAGTTTGGTTGGAAACCTAGTAAGTTTACTCCCACTGGTCAGCCTATTGTAGATGAATCAACTCTTAAAAGAATAGATTCTATACCTCAAGCTAAACTTATAGCTGACTATTTGATGTACCAAAAACGTATAGCTCAAATTAAATCTTGGTTAGATAATGCAGATGATGATGGTAGAGTTCACGGCTTTGTTAATCCTAATGGAACTATAACAGGGCGTATGACTCATAGAGAACCTAACCTTGCACAAGTTCCTAGTTCTAGCTCTCCTTATGGAAAAGATTGTAGAGCTTGTTGGATAGTACCCAAAGGTTATAACCTAGTAGGTATAGATGCTTCGGGGCTAGAACTTAGGATGCTTGCACATTATATGAACGACAAGGAGTTCACTGATGAAATTTTACACGGAGACATACACTCCGCTAATCAAAAAATTGCAGGACTTAAATCTAGAAATCAGGCAAAAACTTTTATATACGCCTTCATATACGGAGCGGGAAATGAAAAAATTGGAAGCGTGGTTGGAGGAAGCAAACAAGATGGTCAAAGACTTAAACAACGTTTCCTTGATAATCTCCCATCACTTAGAACTCTTAAAAACAGAGTTACGAGAGCAGCAGCAAAAGGTTTCATCAAAGGGTTAGATGGTCGTAAGATTTATATTAGATCAGCACACTCAGCCCTTAATGCTTTACTACAGGGCGGTGGTAGTATAGTAATGAAGAAAGCTTTAGAGCTTTTAAATCAATACATTATAGAACATAATCTTGATGCTCACTTTGTCGCTAACATACATGATGAATGGCAGATAGAAGTAGCTGAAAAAGATGCACAGCAGGTAGGTAAACTAGGTGTGTTAGCAATTAAAAATGCAGGGCTTCAGTTTAATATGAAGTGTCCTTTAGATGGTGAGTATCATATAGGAGATAACTGGAGTGAAACACATTGATGAACAATTAAAAATATTTCCAGATTGTAAATTAGTAAAAGAATATGAAAGTAAATTAAATACTATTTCAACAAATAGAACTGGTGATTTAGCAGAATACTATGCAGTTACATGGTTATGGGATCAAGGATATGAAGTGTTCCCAAATGCAGGATGTGATGGCATGGTAGATATGATAGCATGGAAACCTTCTACTGGAAAACTTATACTTATAGACGTTAAAACAGAAGGCGATAAAAGTAAAGGACATGGAAGCCATTCAAGAACAAAAGAACAAATAGATAATAATATTCAAATATTATATTATAATCCAAGAACCAGAAAGTTAAAATTTCCGAGGCATAAAGAATGAATAATTTAATTGAAGACATATATAATACTATAGAGCCTCTATCAAATGGTGAAGCTATAGATATATCTGAATATCAAATAGAAGTATTTGGTAAAGCTATGGAAGCTGCGCTTCGATCTTGGGCTAACCCAACTCACAGAGATTCTAACTTTAATATTAGAATGTCTAATGTTGGTAAACCTGTTAGACGTTTATGGTTTGATAATAAATATAAAAATACACACTCTGATTCTAAACCTAGTCCTCATACACAAATTAAATTTCTTTACGGTCATATGCTAGAAGAGTTAGTTAAATTATTTGTAATTATATCTGGTCACGATTTAACAGGGCAACAAAAAGAAGTTGTTGTTGATGGCGTATCAGGGCATATAGATTGTATAATAGATGATGAAGTAGTTGATATTAAAACTGCATCAGGCTTTGCATTTAACAAATTTAAAAACGGAACACTAAGAGATGATGATCCTTTTGGTTATTTAGGACAGCTTGCAGGGTATGAAGAGTCTGAAGGTACAAGTAATGGTGGTCTTCTTGTTATTAATAAAGAGAACGGTGAGCTTTGTTTCTATCAACCAGAAGATTTAGATAAACCAAACATAAGAAATAAAATTAAAGCTATAGATAAAGCATTAAAAGATTCAAATCCTCCGGCAGAATATTGTTATAACACTATACCTGATGGAGTTAAAGGTAATGAAAAGCTACACAAAAACTGTGCTTGGTGTCCACATAAGTTTGAATGCTATAAAGATTCTAATAATGGTAAAGGTTTAAGAATCTTCCAGTATTCTAAAGGCTACGCTTTTCTTACTAAAGTTGTAGTAGAACCTAAAGTACAGGAGCTAGACCATGAATTCAAAAACTTGCAAGAAGATACGGAAGCAATCTAAAGTTGTACTAGTAGAATGGTTTAAGACTTTAGTATCTGAAGAACAATCTAAAGATATAAACGAACGTAATATACTTTCGTACCTATCACATCAAACACACATCTTTGCTAACAATCAAATGAGATTAAGTGCTTACTCTTTTAAATGGACTGTTAAGAGAATCAAAGCTTTAGTAAAGAAAACTAATATGGACGTTGACAAAGTGAGGTTAAAGGACATTGACCAAAAAAAGAGTACGCAAAGGATTTAGAAAGCCTAGAGTTAAACGGCCTAAAGAAAAGAATGTTCCTCCTAGTTATGATTCTAACTGGGAACATGAACTTCATAACGGCCTTCTTAAACAATGGGATCATCACACTAAAGAGGTAGCTTATATAATTGAGCACGTTTACGAACCTGACTTTGTTAGAATTATGGGTAATCAAATAATTCTTTTAGAAGCTAAAGGTAGGTTCTGGGACTTTGCAGAATACAGTAAATACATATGGATTAAAAAGGCTTTACCGCCCAATACTTCATTAGTATTTTTGTTTGCCAATCCTTCTGCTCCAATGCCACAGGCTAAAAGAAGAAAGGATGGTACTAAAAGAAGTCATGGTGAATGGGCTTCCGCAAATGGATTTGATTGGTATAGTGAAGACTCATTACCTGATAAGTGGATAGACATAAACTATCGTAAAGATAATACTTTAAATATTGAAAGTGAATAGGAGACACTATGAGTATTGATGATGCAACACCTAAAGAGTGGGATAATGTTAATGAAGAATTTAAAAAAGATGGAGGAAAATCTTTTCTTGCTGACCTTTGGAACAGCCAAACGAATGATGAAGTAAATCATCCTAGTCATTATAATAATGGCAAGATCGAATGTATTGAAGCAATAGAAGCTGCTTCTACTCAAGAAGAATTTGAAGGATATTTAAGGGGCAATGTATTAAAATATGTTTGGCGGTTTAAATACAAAGATAATATTAAAGACTTGCGTAAAGCTCGTTGGTATTTAGACAAACTTATAGAAAAGGTAAACGAAAATGTGGGATCGGAAAGCTGAAAGAACCGAAAGGTACAACAGAAAAAAGAACTCAATAAAACCTAAACCTAAGAAGCAACCTATAAAAAAGAAGGAGAAGAAACCTAATGACTGAGAAGATTGGAGTTCAGCCATACTTAGGGATAAGAATAGATTACGGCAAGGAAGATTTATTAAATACTTTTACAAAAGAAACCATAAAAGATAGATACTTATGGGAAGGAGAAACTCATGCTCAAGAGGCTTTTGCTCGTGCCAGTATTTTTGGTGGAACTTATATGGGGAATACTGACTTTGATCTTGGACAGAGACTTTACGAGTACGCTAGTAATCTTTGGTTCAGCTTCAGCACTCCTATACTTTCTAACGGGGGAACCTCTCGCGGTTTACCTATCAGTTGCTTTCTTAATTATGTACCTGATTCAAGGGATGGTCTTTCTGTTCACTATGATGAGAACATATGGCTTGCAAGTGGAGGTGGAGGCATCGGTGGATATTGGGGTGATATTCGGAGCAATGGTGTGGACACTTCTAACGGTAGCAGGTCTACTGGATCAATACCATTTATGCACGTTGTAGACTCTCAGATGTTAGCCTTCAATCAAGGCGTTACAAGAAGAGGAAGCTATGCTGCTTATATGGATATATCTCATCCTGAGATAGAAGAGTTTATAAACATGAGGAAAACTACTGGCGGTGATTTAAATAGAAAATGTTTAAACTTACACAACGCTGTCAATATATCTAAAGAATTTTTAGATGCAGTAGAAAAAGATTCTGAGTGGAGACTAATAGACCCTAAGACTAATACCGCAGTTAAGATAGTATCTGCCAGAAACTTA